GGGCGGGACGGTTCAGAGAAAGGCGCAGCGTTCGCAAAGAAACTTGTCAGGCGTTTCCCTCACGGGGTCTGCCTGATAGTTGTTGCGGGCATGGAATACGCCGCTCACGTCAAGAACAAAGGCTACGATGTGCTTGACAGCTCAGAACTGCTTGCAGACAGAATTGTGCCGAGTATGCTGAAACAGCTTGGCTTCACTTAACATTAACAAGAGACAATGGCAAAGACATCAAAACAAGTTCAAGGGGACGTGTACAGACTTCTGAAAGACAGCACCCTTTATTCGATGATTTCAGGTGAGGTTTACAGACAAGGCTACCGTCCTCGCGACAGCCGCCTTGAAGATGCTGTGGTTATATTCACAGCGGGTCTTCCTGACCAAATTCAGACAGGCGTGGTTACGGTTCACATCTATTGCCCTGACATTGACCCCTACGGGAACGGCGTACTCGTTGAGGACGGTCAGCGCACAGAAGAACTTGAAGCCCTTGCGCAGCGTTGGGTTGACAGTCTCACGGCTGAGGTCTCTTGTTATAAGTTCAAGCTGCAGCAGACGATCTGCACAGACTATGCCGAAGACATCAATCAGCATTTTGTCGTTGTTTGTCTGAAATATAAGTATTTCGGCTCTAACGATGAAACGCTGAATATCCCTCAGGCGGCTGTTATTGTTACCGAGGACGGCGATTTGCCGATAACGCAGCCTGTCATAAAGAAAAAGAATGTTTAACAATTAAATTAAAAGATTATGTCACAACTTTCATGGGGTAAGTGCACCATTGAGAAAGCTACCTCAACAAAAGGCACTCCCGCCGAGCAGTGGACAGCTATCGACACCCCTAAAGAGGATACAACGAAGCTGACCCCGACAGCGGGAACAAGTAAAGAAGCCACAGAAGAGGGTGGCGAGTTGGTGGATTCAAGAACAGGAAAAAACAAATTCACATTTGAATTTGACCTGTTTGTCAAAAAGGGCGGCACACGTCCGTTTGAAGATAATGACGGATTGATTGCGGGAGAGTGGGCTTTCCGTCTCACGCCTGAGGACGAAGAGTGCGAGGGCATTCAGATTGACCGCTCAACAGTCAGATGCGATGAGAGTTATTCAACGGCAGACGGTAAGTTGCTTCATTATGTTGCAACAGTTCTGAAACCCGCAACGGGCAAGAGCGTGAAGCCGTACACAAAGACAAACCCCGCTTGACTGATGGGCGTAAGGTTCTCAACCAACGGAGCTTTGCGCCTTACAAACGGAGGTTCGTTTCGGTTCAATAACCTGAATGTTCATCTGCACTGAGGGAGCGTGGCGGTCAGGCGCAACCGCCCCTCCCTCTTCAAGGGTCAGAGGTCACAAAAGAAAGACGCTCACGGCGGTTCGTTGCCGCCATGCCCCACTTATACATCAATAAAATTTTATCATCATGGCAGAAGAAAAGACTATCGAACAGAAAGCCGCCGAGACCATTCTTCAAACACCCGTTGAAGTCAAGGTCGGCAGCAAAACTTATATGACAGCCCCGCCAAGCACGGCAACGCTTATTCTCGCATCAGAGGCTGTTTCACGTTTGCCACACGTTGTTCTTGACCCGAAGAACGTTGTGGAAGAAAGCCTGTCAATCGCCAAAGATTGTCGGGCTTTAGGCGATATTGTCGCAATATTCATTCTCGGAGCAAAGAACCTGAAAGAAAAAGTCAAGGTTCAGAAGAACAGAGAGAAACGCTATCTGTGGGGGCTGTTCAAGCGTCAGGTCGTTGAAGAGGTTGAAGAGGTCATAGACCGCAAGGCAGAACTCGCCCAAGAACTTCTTGAAGAACTCACGCCCGCTGAACTTTATGACCTCACGGTTACGGTTCTGCAAAGAATGAACCTGACCGATTTTTTCGGTCTTACCACTTTCCTGATAGAAATAAATCTGATGCGGCAGACGAAAGTGGGAACAGAAGCGACAGCCCCTGGGCAATAATCGCCGCAACGGTCAAGGCTTACGGGCTGACTTTTGAAGAGGTTCTGTACAACCTGAGTTATCCCAACCTGATATTGTATAACGCCGTTCTGCCGTCTTATAACACAAAAGACAAGTCAGACGGCTCAGGCTCAGGGCAAGAGGTAATCAAGGCTGACGACCCGAGAAATAAAGAACGAGTTAAACAATTCTTTGACAGTATCGAATAAATGGAGAACGAGAACGGAAAACTTTTTTACGGAACGGGGCTTGACAACAGTCAGCTCCGTGTTGGTGCTGCGGAAGCGAAGAGACTTCTTCACGGCATTGGCAGCACGGCTTCAAGTGAGGGCGACAAGATAGACAACTCAATGAAGAAAATCGGAAAAGCCGTTGCGGGTGTCTTTGCCGTTTCCCAAATCAAAGAGTTCGTTTCTCAGGTCGCAAACGTCAGGGGTCAGTTTCAGCAGCTTGAAATGGCTTTCAAGACCATGCTCGGCTCTGCTGAAAAGGCTGACGCACTCATGCAGCAGCTTATCAAGACAGCCGCCACAACGCCCTTTGGAATGACTGACGTTGCTCAGGGCGCGAAACAACTTCTCGCCTACGGCGTTCAGGCTGACAAAGTGAATGAGACCTTAATCAGGCTCGGAGACATTGCGGCGGGTCTCTCAATACCTCTGAATGATTTGGCTTACCTCTATGGCACAACCATGGTTCAGGGACGTTTGTACACGCAAGACCTGAACCAATTCTTGGGACGTGGTATTCCTCTGACAGATGAACTTGCCAAGCAGTTCGGTGTTGCCAAAGATAAGGTCAAAGACCTTGTTACTGAGGGCAAGGTCGGCTTCCCTGAGGTTGAAAAGGCGATCATCGCCATGACCTCTGAGGGCGGCAAGTTCGGCGGTCTTATGGAAGCTCAGAGCCACACGATAACAGGTCAGATTTCAAACATCGAAGACAGTATCGAACAAATGTTCAATGAGCTTGGCAAGAAGTCTGAGGGCGTTATTTTTGACGTTTTAGACTTCACTTCAAAAGCCATTGGTAATTGGGAACGTATTGGCAAGGTTCTTCTTGTCGTTATTAGCACATACGGGGCTTATAAAGCCGCCGTCATCGCTGTTGCCGCCGCTCATAAAATGGCGGCTATATGGGGAGAGGTTTCAGCCTTTCTTTCTCTGACAAAGAGTATAACGTCAGCCAAGGACGCAATGCTTCTTCTTAGCATGGCAACAAAGGCAAACCCAATAGGGCTTGTTTTAGGCGTTGTCGCCGCCGCTGCAACCGCTTTCGGTCTGTTCTCAGACAATACAAGCAAAGCGGCTGAAATGACAAGCAAATACGGCGAGAAAGCGACCACAGCCATAACCCGTGTTCAAAGCCTTTCAACAGCCCTGAACGGTCTCACGGCGGGCAGCTCAACCCACAAAAAGGTTATGGACGAGCTAAACGGTATTCTTGAAGACTACGGCGTTCAGGCTGTCAAAGAGGGCGACAGCATTGATACCGTGAATGAAAAGCGTACTCAGGCTATTGAACTAATCAAGCAAGAAGCCATTGAGCGTCAACGCCTGAACGACATTGCCTCGGGCAATGACACATACGCCAAGGCTCTTTCTGACGCTCAAAACGAAATGTTTCAGAAACTCCAAGGGGCTGAGACGGGCGGTATGTTTGCGGGTCTTGTTTGGTCTTCTGACAATAAAGAGATACAAGAAAACGCAGCCGCCATTTCTACGATTATCGCTCAACAGGTCGAACAGAACATCAACCTGATAGCGGGCAAGACGGGCGAAGAATACGAAAAGGGTCTGAATAAGATTTATGCCAATATTCAAGACAAGATGCGGGCTATCGGCATAAGTGAGAAGACAATCGCCAAGGCTTGGTGGGATGACGGCTTTTTCACAAAGACCAACATCGTACAAAATTATATAAACGGCGTTCAGTCAGCAGCAGAGGAACACGACCGTTACACAACAGCCGTGAACAAATCTGCCGCCGCTGAACAAGCCGCCGCCGACAGTTCAATGACATTTGCCGACAAGGTCTCAGCCGTTGAGAGAAGCCTACAAAAGCCAACGGACGGCGTTCATCAGTTGTATGAGAATATCAAACAACTCATGTCGCAATACTCTGAGAATACTATCGGCTTTACAATCAAGTTCAGTGGCGAAGTTCCCGCTTGGATGGATAAAATGGGTATTGATGAACTGACACGCCTCGCGAAGCGTTTCGCCGCCATTGGTTCATCAATGAAAGACGGTCAGGTGGTTTCAGTAAACGGCAAGGCTTACACAAAGCAGCAAGCCTTACAGCGCAGCGCAGAATACGCTCAGGCTGCTGAGAATAAACAGACCGCCGCCGACAATAAAAAGAAACAAAATGAAGCGGCAGCAGAAGAAGCAAAGAAACATGCCAAAGAACGGGCGAGAAAAGCCGCACAAGCCGCCGAAGACAGAAAGCGGGAGCGTGAACAGATTGCCGAGGAAACGGCTGAGAGAAACAACCAAATCGCCGAATACGGGCAGTCAGTCATTGAACAGACTGAGAAAACCGAGCTTGACATCAGACAGGCAAAGATAGAACTCATGGAAGAGGGTTATCAGAAACAAAAGGCGCAGCTCGACCTGAACTATGACCGCCTTATTTCTGAGAACAAAGAACGTGAGCGACAGATGCTTGAAGCCCTTGCCGACAAAATGGTTCTTCAATGGGAGAACAAACACCCCAAGGCAAAGAACTCTGAGAAACAGGCTTACCGCAGCTCTCTTCTGAGTGAAGACAGCGACACCCGCCTGACACGTCAAGACCTGACAACAGAACAGCGGGCGCAGCTCGAATCATATGAGAAGATAGCCGCCGACACCCGTGTCAAAGGCAATAAAGAGGCTCTGAACACCATGTTGCAAGACAGCCTGACATACGAGCAGCAGCGGGGCAAGATTGCCGAAGAATATCAGAATAAAATCGAAGCCCTCTATGAGCATGACAAAGACGGGAAACGTGTCAAAGATGAAAACGGAAATGACAAGTGGAACGAGGGTGTCACTCAGGGGAACTTCGATGAACTGAACTATCAGCAAGAACAGGCTCTGAACGCCATTGATGAACAGTTCGCACAGCGTGAAGAGACATACAAAGCATGGTGCAACGAAATTGCAAATCTGACCCTTGAACAACTTCAAGCCCTCTTGGATAAAGCCGAGGAGGAGTTGAAAAAGGTTGAGCAAGACAAGAAGAACGGCACAGCCACTTCACAGCAAGTTGCCGTTGCCCGTGCAAAGGTCACAACCGCCAAGAACAATGTCGCTCAGGCAAAGGCGAAAGCCGACCTGAACCCTGACAAACGTTCAATCAAACAATGGCAAGACCTCTACAAGACCTTGAATGAGGTAAACAAGACATTTGAAGAGATTGGCGACACAATCGGCGGCGTTGCGGGAGACATCATCAAGACGGCGGGGCAAATATCAACCTCTGCCCTTACGATGATAAACGGCATAATGCAGTTGACACAGAACGCATCTACGGGCGTTCAGGCAACAGCGACAGCCTCCTCAAAAGCAATTCAGACTGTTGAAAAGGCTTCTGTCATTCTGACAATTATTTCTGCCGCCTTGCAGATAGCAACGCAGATCGTGAACCTCTTCAACAATGACGACAAGAAGCAAGAGGAAATAGAGGCTCTTCAAAACCGCATTGACCAACTGCAGTGGGAGCTTGATAACGCCGACATCGTGCGCATACAAGAGAAGAGCGGAAAGGCTATTGACCTCGTGAAAGCGAAGCTGAAAGAGACACGGGACGAAATGTTGAAAGACATTGAGACCCTGACAGGCTTTGAGGCAATGTGGGCAAGGCTCACGCTGAAAGTCTCACGCAACGATGAACTGTTGAAACAGTCAGCCGAGAAGATTGCCAAGGCTTACGCCAATGTCGCTTACACGGCTGACAAGGCTCTCGGCGGCAAGAAGTACAGTGAAGCCCAACAGCAGCTTGAAAACATCGCACAGCAGCAGTTGCTCATTCAAGAACAGATAGACACAGAGAACAGCAAAAAGAAGACTGACCACGGCAAGATTGACGATTGGGAGCAGAAGATTGAAGAACTGGGCGCAAAGGCGATTTCAATCATAAATGAAATGGTTGAAGACATCATGGGCGGCACAAGTTCTGACATCGCCGAACAACTCTCTGACGCTTTCTTTGAAGCCTTTCAGAACGGCGAGGACTACGCAAAGGCGTGGGGCGATAAGGTCAACGAGATAATCGGCGACATAACAAAACGCCTTTTGGTTCAGAAGTTCTTGGAAGAACCCCTCGGAGAGGTCTTTGACAAGTACAAGGCTCAGTGGTTCAAGGACGGCAAGTTCATTGGCATTGACGCTGTTCTGAACAGTCTCTCAGGCTTGACAAATGACCTGAACCAAGTCGGCACAGATTGGATAACGATTTGGGAGGCTCTCCCTCAACAAATCAAAGACATGATTACAGCCGCACAAGACTCAACCCGTGAGACCTCTTCAAGTGGTATCGCCAACGCCTCTCAGGACAGCGTGGACGAGCTGAACGGACGAGCCACGGCTATTCAGGGTCATACCTATTCAATCAGTGAGAACACAAAATTGCTGCTGAATACGGCGAACCTGATTTTGCAATCAGTCTTGAACATTGAGAGCAACACAGACGGGCTTTCAGACCGTGTGGCGAGCGTTGAGAACAGCGTGAAAGAGATTAAGGACACAGTAAACGACATCGCCCTCAAAGGCATAAAGATAAAATGACATGAAAGAAGTTATCAGACAGATTTACACACAGGCAAAGCTCCTCGGGGCTTGCCCGTTGTTCAAGGGGACAGAACAGACTGTCGAGGATATTGTCAGGCTGTTTGAAAGCCCTCAGGGTATAGAGTTTTGCATGAAGAACCATTTCCCCAATATGGCGACTTTCAGGCTCTTCAAGCCTCACGGGGTTGAGAAGTACGGCATCTATATTGATGCGGGCACGCTGACCCTGAAAGACCCCTCACGGGCTATCCTGATAGGAAGAACCTCTGCGACCATTTTCTGTTCAAAGACAGAACGGCACGAAATCATTCTTCTTCACGGGGCGAAAGCGATAGTGAATGCAAACAGATGGGCTGTTGCCCGTGTTCAGTCAGAACAGGGCTGCAGCGTCATAAAAAACACCTCTGACAATGCGATTATAATATGATTAACAGACTTTTCATAGACGGTAACGATGCATACTTGCAGTATGGCGTGTATGTGACGAGCGGCGGGTTCAACGAACTTGTCGCCTTTCCGCCGTTGAAGTCTGTTGACAGTAACGATTGGCAAGAGGAAGACGGCGTGGAGGCAGACCTTTCAGCCCCTGTTCTCAACACCCGTGAAATTCAGGTCAAGTTCGCTTTTGGCGGGCTTTTCAGCCGTTTCTGCGCTTTCATTGAACTGTTGTCTGACGGTGCTTACCATGAGTTCTATTGCGCCCACATACAGCGCACGTTCACGCTCAGAATGACACAGCAGCCGAACCTTGACGTGGCGAGAATGTTAGGCACGGTAACGATCAAGTTCTCTGACGATTTCCCGATGAAAGGCTACAAGTATAAAGCCCCCGTGAGTGAGGTCACGCCGTCAGACGATTATTCGCTTGACAATACGCCATTGACCGATTACGGCTGTCGGGTTCTGAAAGGCTCTCTGTCTGAGGTTATGAAGACCGCACAAGTGAAACAGAACCTTTTGCGGAACATCAAGACGAAGACGGGTGCCATATATGACGGGAAGCGGGTCACGTTCAAATCAAAGGACGTGAAGTTGTATTGCCTCATGCGGGCTGAGAGCCTGACAGAGTTGTGGCGTAACTATGACGCTCTTCTCCATGACCTCATTCAACCCGAGGAAAGGCTTCTGTCGGTCAGAGAACTTGAACAGGATTTCCCGTGTTACTACAAGTCTTGTCAGGTCTCAGACTTCTTCCCTGACGGCAAGATTTGGTTGGAGTTCACTCTGACCATGACTTTCACGGGGGCTTTCAGACTTGACGACAACGATTTTGTCCTTGCAACGGAAGACGGTATCATCGTGTTCACAGAAGACGGCGAGAACGCAATAGAAATGTTGCCTGACAGTTTCTCTGCCCGTTCTATGCAGTTGGTAAATGACCGTTCTCACATACGTTTCATCAACAATGGCAATATAAGGTTCAACAACTAAAAAATAAAAGACAGATGAAGAAAATAAAGATTTCGGAGTTGCCCCTGTATCAGTCTTTGAAAGGGCTGTTTGTCATGGGAACGGACGTGAATAACAGAAGCGTCAAGGTAAATTTGGAGTTCATTGAGAGCGAGACCACAAAAGCAGTCAAAGACGCTGACACAGCCACGGCTGCTGCTGCAAAGGCTGCGGGGCTTGCAGAGGAAGCGACAAAAACCGCCAACGCTGCCGCCCTGAGAGCGGACACGGCTCAGGCTCAGGCTACTCAGGCTGCAAAGACTGCGTCTGATGCGGCACAGTCTGCATTGAGCGCAAAAACTCAGGCTGACGAAGCAACAAAGGCGGCTCAGGACGCTGCCGAAGCTGCTCAGGCAGCAAAGACTGCGGCAGACGAAGCAACAACCCTGACAAAAGCCGCCACAGAAGCCTCAGAGAAAGCCACAGCCGCCGCAAAGTCAGCCACCGATAAAGTGCTTGACACGCTTGGTAAGATTGTTCCTACGGGCTTGTCTGTTGAGAGCGTTCCCCGTCTGACCCTCGGCAATGTCAATCCCGTTTACCTGAAAGCCGTTTTAAGCCCCGACACGGCTCTGAAAAACCTGATTTATATCAGTGACAACCGAGCGGTCGAAGTCGGCTTAGACGGGCGCATTTCAATCTTGAATAAGGGCGTGAGCCGTGTTCACATTATCCCCACATGTAACACAGCCCTTGCCCGCACCGTTCTGATTGAGGTTGGCGAACCGACCCTGAGGCTTGTCACAACACGCCGACAGATGCGCTTCACACAGTCAGGGGCTTTGCGTATGAATTAACAGAATGTCGAGCCCGTTAAACAATGAAGAAACATGGGAAAGAAAGGTTACATCAGTGAATTTATGGGCGGCGGTCGAATTGTCTCTCACGGCAAAATCGCTGACCTCTCAAAGGGCTTCAAGCTACCGAGCGGAAACCCGTTCTCGGTCTATATCAGACCGAAGTACAGCGTATCAACTCTTGACACGGTTCTGACCGTGCGCTGCTCTCAGGACGAGAGCCTGACAGAAGCCCCCGTGCCGTTCAATGATTGGTCGCCGTTGGCTATCTCTGAGATTGCCCCGAACTCAGAACTGTTGAAGACAAATGACGTTTATTGGGGCAGCGGTTCTTATGAGGGGGAGGACACGCCATGATAGTGTCGCTGTTCATCAGTGTTGCTCGGCGCATCAGGACATGGACAGCCGCCCGCCGCAACAAGAGAAAAGACCTCAGAATGAACACAGCGTCCTCGGTTCGGTTCATCAACAAAGGCAATAAATCGTATTTCAAATTCTTAAATTAAAAAGTTATGGCATTAACAACAGAACAAGAAGAGAAAGTCGCTCAGATAATTGAGGCTTTCGAGAATGGTAAGCGTTTGTCTGACCTCCCCAACGTGTCAGGCACGAACCCTTATAACCTCTTTTGTGAGGTTCTTGATGAAGACGGAGAGAGCAAGAAAGCAGCCCTCGCGACCCTTCTCCCTTACACAGAAGAACAGAGTTCCTACGGCGTTCAGTTTGACACGGCTGTTTCAACACCGACTTGCACCCGTGTCGGGTCTTCTGACCTCCACAAAAGCTGCCCAGTTCAGAACCGTATGCGTGGCTGTCTGCTTGACGATGATGGCAACGTGGTTGAATACCTTGACCCTCGCGATTGGACGGGTCAGGTGCGTGACGGTTCACGAGGTCAGGTCATGGTGGAGATTCCTCTTCACTACCGCAAGTTTGAGACTGACGGCACAAAACTGACCGTCCGCATTTCTGAACTCCCTCTGCCTGGCTATCATCAGGTGCCAAAGTGTTATGTGTCGGCTTACGAGGCTTCCCTTGACCGCTCAAACAACAAGTTGGCTTCCGTCTGCAACGCCACAGAACAGTACAGAGGCGGTAACAACAACGCCAATTATGACGGCACATACCGCTCATTCTTGAACCGCCCCGTTACAGCAATCAGCCGCACGAATTTCAGAAACTATGCCCGCAAGCGCAAGTCAGGCAGCACCGAGTGGAACTGTATGACTTATGACATGCAGAAGACCCTCTATTGGCTCTTTGTCATTGAGTACGCCACACTTAACTCTCAGGCGGCTTACAACGCTTCGCCGACCGCTGAGGGCTTTCATCAGGGCGGCTTGGGTGACGGCGTGACAACATTCAGCGGCAACGATTGGAACACGTTCAACGGTTATTACCCGTTTGTACCTTGCGGTATCTCTGACAGCCTCGGAAACAGAACGGGCGTTGTGGATTACACGGTCAACAATGAGGCTGAGAGCAACCCGATAACAAAGACTTTCCAAGTTCCCCGTTACAGAGGCGTTGAGAACCCATTTGGGCATATTTGGCAGTGGACGGACGGTATTAACGTGCGTATCAGCCCGAACGCCGATAAGGGCGGAGACGGTCTTTCAAAGGTCTTTGTTTGCTCTGACCCCGCAAAGTTCAACGACAGCAATTATGAGGGTTATTCTCATGTTGGCAATGAAGCCCGTACAGAGGGCTATGTGAAAGAGGTCATTTTCGGAGAGGGTGGCGAGATTATGCCAAAGACAGTCGGCGGCGGTTCTACCACTTATTTCTGTGACTATCATTACACAAACATTCCAACGACTGAAACACTCCGTGGGGTTCTGTTCGGCGGTTCTGCGGATGACGGCTCGACTGCGGGCTTCGCTTGTGCGTACTCGAATTACGCCCCCTCGGGTACGAATACGCGCGTCGGTTCTCGCCTTTGCTTTTTCCCCGCAACAGCGTAACACGCCCCTCGTTCATCGTTTAACCCTTTAACTCAATCAAAAGACAATGGAAGAAAATAAGAAGCCCGATGACGGTTCACTTGCCTTTCTGAACATACCCCGTGACGAAAGCAACCGTTCTTTCAACTGTGACGAGACAACCCAATCAAAGTTGGTCAACACCTCATTTTGGGTCTGTGACTTCATAGAGGACGTGCCGACAAGGTTCAGCAAGACGAAAGGGACAAAAGGTCAGACGCTTGTCAAGATTAAGCCCGATAAGAACAGCCCTGAGGCAGACGCTAAGAAGTTCTTCACGGGTTCAGCAGACATTCTCTATGTTTGTCAGGAAATCAAGAAGCGCAACGCCTTTCCCCGCCGTGTCACGTTGAGAGGAAACGGAAACCGTTATTGGTTTGAATAAAGAGACATAAAAATATTAAGGTTGGTCGCTCCCGTGGGGTTCTGTTCGGCGGTAGTGCGCTTGGCGGCTCGGCTGCGGGCTTCGCTTTTGCGCACTCGAATAACGCCCCCTCGTCTACGAATGCGAGCATCGGTTCTCACCTATGCTTTTTGAATATTTTCATCAGGTGTCAAAGCCTGAAAAAGATATTAAGGGCGGCAACCGTACCTCTTGGTAAAAAACTTCTGAAAACTGAAATGTGTTGGTAGGAACGCCTGTTGTATGGGCTACCGAAGACTCAAAATAAGAAAGCAAAGAAACATGAAGCGTATTGACAACTTATACGACAAGATAATCTCGTTAAAAAACCTCCGCCTCGCCGATGAAAATGCGAGACGGGGGAAGACGAACACATACGGGGTCAAGGTTCACGACAAGAACCGAGAACAGAATTTGTTGGCTTTGCATGAAGCCTTGCTGACAAAGACGTTCAAGACCTCTCCGTATGACGTGTTCACGATCTACGAGCCGAAAGAAAGAATTATTTATCGTCTTCCGTACTATCCTGACCGTATCGTCCACCATGCTGTCATGAACGTTCTTGAACCCATTTGGGTGCGGCTCTTCACTTATAACACGTATTCTTGCATTAAGGGTCGTGGTATTGAGGGCTGCGCCCGTAGGGTTGACAAGATAATCAAGAGTTTTGAGGGCAAGCCTCTCTTCTGTCTGAAAATTGACATCAAGAAGTGCTACCCCTCCATGCGTCACAGGGTTCTGAAACGGCTCATACGCCGAAAGATTAAAGACAAAGACCTTTTGTGGCTTCTTGATGAAATCATAGACAGCGCATCAATGGATGATGCGGGCAGACCGCTAACAGAGGCTGACAAGGCTCAAAGCGACCCCGAGGACGCTCACGGGCTTCCGATAGGCAATTATCTGAGCCAATACCTCGCAAACCTCTGTTTCTGTTATTTCATGCACTGGGTAAATGAACAGCTTGCAGAACTTGTGAAAAAGGCTCTGAGGCTGACCGTAAAGCCACGCATTGAATGTACTGAATACGCTGACGATATAACGTTCTATGCGGAAAGCAAAGCCGTTCTGCATGAGGTTCTGAAACTCATTCGGGTTCAACTTGAAGACGGTCTGTCCTTGAAGATAAAAGGCAACTATCAGATATTCCCCGTAGCGAAGAACCGTTATGACAGACACGGGCGTGCGCTTGATTATGTCGGTTACAAGTTCTTCCGAGAACAGAAGTTGATGCGCAAGTCAATAAAACAGAATTTCTGCCGTGAAGTCGCCCGCCTGAACAAACGGGAGAAGCCGTTAAGCCAAAAGGCTTACAAACAGGCTGTCTGCCCGTGGTTGGGTTGGGCGAAACACAGCAATTCAAGACATCTTTTGAAAACAATTATTAAACAGAAGTATTATGGCATTCTATGACAACAAGCCCTCCAAGTTGGAGGCAGTGGGTAACGGTTCTTACTTGTACCGTTGGAATATTCAGGAGGTAAAGCCTGAGACCGTTGAAAAGACCTCAGAAGAGGGCGCAGAGGCTCAGGCAGAGAAAGCCCCTCAGTTCTCATGTGAAGAGGTCTCAGTGTGGGAACCGCTGACCTCAAACAAAATCACAGAGGCGGTAATTACCTCAAAGTGGGACGCTAACTACGAGCAGAAACTTGTCAACGAGTACAACGCCGCACAGCTCGGTTTATACGGCGCAAAGACATCTGACGAGGCGAAAGCCCACATTAAGGCTTACACAGATTATCTTACAGAGCGTGCCGCCCTGAAAACTCAGGTAGATGCGGACTGCGCCGAGTTCGGTATTCTCTAACTCTCTGTTTCAGGAGTGAGGGGCGGGCGGTTCAGGCTGTCAGCCTCTCTACTCTTTGAAAAATGGCGGTAACTCATTCTAAAGCCCCACAAAGCGTTTTTGAAGTGATTACCTTATAAGCATACCACAGAGAAAAGTAAACGCCGTGTGCGTCAAATTCGCAAAAAATAACTCTCAAATAAAACGACAATGATAATTTACAACGACAAAGGCAAAAAGCTCCTTGAAATTGAGGTTGACGATAACAGTTATCGCCACAGAGTTATCATGGGCGATTATAACCTCACGCTTTATTACAGCCTCGCAGAACACGTTGAGTTGCCCGTGGGCTGTTATTGTGACTATCAGGGAGAACGCTTCACACTTGAACGCCCTGAGGCTTTCAAGATGAAACACAGCCGCAGTTTTGAATACACCGTGACAATGGAGAGCAGTCAGGCAAAGGCGAAGATTTGGAAGTTCAGAAACCCCGTTGACGGGCGACTGAAATTCAGCCTGACCGCCAAGCCCCATGAGCACCTCCAAATGTTCGTTGACAACATGAACCGCCGTGACACGGGTTGGGCGGTCGGCTCTTGTGTGTCAGGCGATGAAGTCTGCATATCGTACAGCCACGCTTTCTGTTATGAGGCGTTGGAACAAATGGCTTCAACCCTGAACACGGAATTTGAGTTCAACGGCAAGACCGTCTCGCTCCGCAAGGTTGAATATAGCAAGAACAACCCGCTGCCGCTCTCATACGGGCGGGGAAACGGCTTCAAGCCGAATGTGGGGCGTTCTAACTATGGGGAAACGCCGCCGACTGAAATTCTCTACGTTCAGGGCGGTTCAGACAATATAGACCCGAGCAAATACGGAAGCTCAGAACTTCTTTTGCCGAAGTCTCAGTCAATAGGCTTTGACGGCGTTTACTTTGAAGACGAAGAGGGCTTCAACGCTGACAACGCCCGTTACTATATAACTGACGATTTGGGGTTCTCAATCAGAAGAAAGGACAAAGACCTGACAAGCCTCGCCGAGAGCAGTCTTGACTGTTCAGACATCTACCCGAAGCGTGTCGGCGAAATCTCTTCTGTTGTGTGTGTTGACAAAGACAAGAACTTTTACGACATCATAGACAACTCAATCCCCGAGAACCTTGACTACGAGAAATGCCTGATAGACGGCGAGACCATGACAGTTATCTTTCAGACGGGCATGTTGGCGGGTAAAGAGTTTGAAGTGAAATACTACCACAACTCAATTCTGAACCCTGACGGCTCTTTGAAGAAAGCCGCCCGCCGCTTTGAGATAACGCCGCAAGAGATTGACGGGCAGACCATGCCGAATGAGACCTTTTGCCCACGGGCTAACGAAAAATACGCTGTCTTCAAGTGTATGTTGCCTGACGCTTATATCTGCGACAACGCCACAAAGTCAGGGGCTTCATGGGATATGTTCCGTCAAGCCGTGAAAAGTCTCTTTGACAACGAGGAGACAAAGTTCACGTTCACGGGAGACCTTGACGGTATTTGGGCAAAGAAAGATTGGCTGAACATAGGCGGGCGTATCAAGCTCGGCGGGTATATAAAGTTCTCCGATGAACGCTTTCAGAAAGACGGCGTTCTCGTCCGCATCACGGGCATTAAAGATTATATCAACAAACCGCACAGCCCCTCTCTTGAACTGTCAAACGAGACGAAAAGCGCATCTTTCTCTTCAAAGTTGAAGCAGCTTGAAAGCGAGGAGGTGGTCATTGAAGACAACCACCGTGAGGCTATTCAATTCACAAAAAGACGGTTCAGGGACGCAAAAGAGACAATGAGCATGTTGGAGGCTTCGCTGCTTGAAAACTTCACTCAAAGCATAAGCCCTATCGCCATACAGACCATGCAGATGCTTGTCGGCGATGAAAGTCTTCAATTCCGTTTCGTCTCTTCAAAGACAAACCCGACACAGGTCAGCCATACAATAAACTACGATCAGGAGACAAAGACCCTGAAAGCGGCTGCGGGTCTCATTCAGCACCTGACGCTCGGCGTGTCTTCTTTGAGTTCATCGCATAAGCCCGAAGAATACTTATATTGGAACGTTGAAGAGTTTGAGAGCGCAAGACTTGAAGACGGGTCAAAGAAGTATTATCTATACGCAAAGGTCAGCAAGACAACCGACAAGGGCGTTTTCTTTCTCTCTGAGAGCGCAAAAACGCTGAATGGTGTTGACGGTCACTACTGCCTCCTTGCCGGCGTTCTGAACAGCGAATACAACGGAGAGAGGAGTTTTGCCACGCTCTACGGCTTCACAGAGATATTGCCAGGGCGTGTAACGACCGACAGAGTTGTTTCAGGTGACGGCAACAGCTATTTTGATATGCTCGCCAACGCCATGAAGCTCGGGGACGCTCTTGACTTCAATTCGGCGGGGGACGGTAAGCTCAGAATAAAAGGCACAATCATTCAGAGCCAAAGCGGTCAAGAGAGCTATATCGGCTGTTATAGGGGCGAATACAACGCCTCATACACTTATTATAATGGCGATGAGGTCACTTTCACAAAGGACGGCAATACGTCAACATACAGAATGTTCAGCGACACGCCTGTCAAGGGCATTGAGCCGACAAACACTCTTTATTGGCAAGTCGTTGCTCAGGGTTCAAAGGGGGCTGACGGAACTTCTGTTAAAATCAAGGGTCAGGCTTACGCACATTATTCAACAATGGAAGAATGGGATCAAGACAGAAGAAAGCCCGTTGTCCTGATTGATAAATATACGCTGACATCGGGGGAAACGACCGAGGATAAATATTGTGTTGTCAAGAAGCTCGGAAGACCCTTTGCGGGAGCGGCTGAGGGTTGGATGACCGTTTACGCAGAGGAGGGAGACGCTTATATAATGAACTCGGACGATGAAGCCTTGAACGGGTGTATGTATGTGCCTCAGACAGACAAATGGCAAAACGTGGGTCGGATAAAAGGAGACAAAGGCGACACGGGTCAAGACGGCGCAGCGGGTAAGTTCACAGAACTACGTTACGCCAAGAACGGCTCAACAACAACGCCGCCCGCCCTCTCAAAATCAAGCCTGAACCCGTCAGGGTGGACTACTGAGTTGCCAACGGTTGCAAGCCTTGAATATCTGTGGCAGACAACAGCCGTGAAGTCAGGTGACGGCAAGACGCTTCTTTCTCAGTGGTCAAACCCCGTGAGAGTAACACCGTACAACGGCATTGACGGTCAAGACGGCGCAGACGGTAAGGACGGAACAAACGGGCGTGGTATAAGAAGTGTGACAGAGTACTACGGGGTCAGTCAGAACAGCAATGTTAGACCAACCGTTTGGTCTATTTCTTCTGTGCCTACACTCTCTGAGACAAACAAGTATCTTTGGAATTATGAACGCATCTTTTATACTGACGGCTCTTCTGTCACGACTCCCGCTGTTATTATCGGCTGTTATGGAGATAAAGGGCGTGGCATTGTTTCAATAACAGAAATGTACCTTGCCACGAACCTCTCAACGGGCGTGACAAAGAACACTATTGGTTGGAGCAGTTCTGTTCAGGATATTTCTGCCTCGCGCCCGTACTTATATAATTATGAGATTATAAAGTACACAGATAACACAACAGAAGAGACAGACGTTGCCCTGATTGGACGTTGGGGAATGGACGGAGAGAACGGTCAAGACGGAGCATCGCCCGCCCCCGTATTCCGAGGAAATTATTCTTCAACAAAGTATTATTATGGCAATCCTCATAGAGTGGATATTGTCAAATATAACTCTGTCTATTATGTGGCAAGAATTGACGCTCCAAGCGGCTCAGGCGGTTTTGTTGGTCAAGCCCCGACAAACACGAACTATTGGAATCCCTTTGGGGCTTCTTTTGAGAGTGTCGCAACACAACTTCTGTTGGCTGAAAACGCCAATATTGCGGGGTGGGTTTTCAGGAACGGGAAACTGTATTCTCAGAACAATTCCTGTTACCTTGACGGGAAAACAGGAGACGTGAATATCCAAGGTAACTTCACGGGTAAAATATCAACCGTTAATGCGGGTAATAGAATTGTGATTGACCCGTCTTCAAATTCAATAATAATATATAACCAAATTCTCGGAAAAGATATTGAAATAATGAGAATTGAGGCTGAGGATATTGGTTTTGGGTTACGCCGTCCTAAGATAACAATGAATGAACTTTCAACTGAAACAGGCGGCGATATAATGAACAAACTTATAGTTTCTGCCTATGAAATTGGACTTTATCGCCATGGGATAGGAGATAACCTTGTCCCGATGTTTCAGGTAACAGGAGGTTGGAGTACAAAAAAAGTTATTCTGTCAGATTATGTTTTACCGTCTTCAAGACCCTCAACAAAAGGGCAAATTTATCGAAATGGAGACACACTTAAAATAGTTACTTAATCAATATAAAGAAACATGAAAAGAAAAGTAATCGAATGGTTCTCAAAGAGTAATCGTGGGAAACATTTTGTCGGCGGGGTCATGATTGGACTTGGGGCTGACGATTGGTATTGTGCCTGTTATACGGGTGCGGGTGTTGGAGGTGCCCTTGAACTGAAAGACGTTCTTTATGGCGGCTCTTGGGATTGGATAGACTTCGCCCTGACAGCGGGCGGAGCGGTTGTCGGACATTCAATCAGGGCTGTGCTATGAATGAGGTTCAACAAGTTACAGAGATAGCCAAAGGCATAAGCGACTATGGCTTAATGGCTGTCACGGCGGCTTTCTTTCTTCTTCTGTCGGCGATGATGATGATAGCCATTTTCAGGTGGTTCAAATCAATGATTAACCGCATGTTAGAACAGCAAGAATACCTGAGACAGTTGTTAGACATTC